ATCCTCGATCATTGCATTTTGGTTTGGGACGCAGGCCTTTGGTAAGAAGTGAAAGTCTCCAAAGCCGCCATCGATATGATCAAGCATCACGAGGGGGTACGAACTAAACCCTACCGATGCCCTGCGCTATTGTGGACGATCGGAGTTGGTCACGTTATCGAACCTACTCACACTGCGGTGAAGTATGAGGAACGTCGCCATTTACCGATACCCGCAGGCTGGGACCGGGTTCTCACGATGGACGAGGTGGACGGGATACTTTCTCAAGACCTTGGCCGGTTTGAGCGTGGTGTGGTTCGACTTTGCCCTGCTGCTGTTGGCAATCAAGGAATCTTCGATTCTCTCGTCAGTTTTGCCTTCAACGTGGGCCTTGGCAATCTCCAACGCTCTTCCCTTCGGATGAAGACCAACCGAGGTGAGTTGGAAGAAGCAGCAGATGAGTTCTTGAAGTGGACGAAAGCCGGGGGCCGTGTTCTTCCGGGCTTGGTCAAACGGCGCAATGATGAGCGCGCCTTGTACCTGTCAGGAGTGCATAAATGAAAGTTACCCTTGAACCACGGACCATGGACAACGGTCTAGTTGTGCCGGCCCACACGATCGAAGCGTACTGTTTAGAGTGCGGCTACGATCTGGACGAAGCAGAACTTAACGCTGACACCTGTTCTGACTGCAACAAACCGTTGAACCTTCGTCAGCACGTTTCTATTCAGGTCACGACAGTGCCTGGAGCCGCTGGCGGCACGTTGCCATGAAGAAAAAGGCAAAGAGCAAGGTCAACGCTGCTGGCAACTACACGAAGCCGAGCATGCGCAAGCAGTTGTTTGAGTCCATCAAGGCTCGGGCGGTGCAGGGCACGAAGGCAGGCCAGTGGTCCGCGCGCAAGGCACAGCTATTAGCGAAGAAGTACAAGGAGAAGGGCGGTGGATTCCGGGACTGATCTTGAATTGTTCAAAGCACAGGTCCAGGCGGAACTAAACCGCTTGGAAGCGAAGTCGTCTGCTAAGGAAGTGGCCGGAAAGGCCATCGGCAAAGACGGCCTGAAGTACATCACGGCGATTGTCGTGATCGGCGTGCTGTCGAGCTTGGCGCTTGATAGCGAGAAGATCGCTGCGGTGATGGGTCTTCTTGGCGCGTCGCTCACGGCCCTTATCTCAATGCTGGCCAGTATTGCTGGTGCCAGCGAGAAGGAAGAGAAGCCTGAGTTTGGCGTGATCAAGGACTTGATCGCGAAGCTCGACAAGCTCGATCGCAAGGAACAGCCCATGCGCGTGGACGTGGAAGGCGATCACGTGACCGTGACCAAGGGCGATGACGTTGTGCAGGCCAAGCGATGAGAGCCCCGCAACAGTCACTGAAGAACTGGACCGCTCAGAAGTGGAGGACGAAAAGTGGTAAACCGTCTAGCAAAACTGGTGAGCGATATCTCCCAGAGGCTGCGATCAAAAGTCTCAGCCCTCAAGAATACGCTCGTACAACGGCTGCAAAGCGTAAAGGCAAAGCTAAAGGGAAGCAGTTCGTAAAGCAGCCGAAAGCGATTGCTCGCAAGACTGCTCAGTATAGGTGAGACATGGCCAGCGTTAAGAAGGATGCGATTGGGCAGGAGATCCGCAAGTCGTACGAGCGCGGCCAGAAGGGTTGCCCGGAAGCGACGATGGATATCCACGTCAACCTCAAGAACCGAAACAACGCCATCAAGGAGTACGGCTACGGTCCTCTGAACCCGGAGGCCGAGTCGCGTGCGTTTTGGGACAAGAAGGCAGAGCTGTGGGCCACCACCGTGCGCGAGGCCAAGAAGGCGCGCTGCGGCAACTGTGCAGCGTTCATCCAAACCCCCAAGATGCTGGCCTGTATCGAGAACGGCATCGAAGACCCCAGCGAGGAGCACGAAAATTATGCCCCGGATGTGGTCGCGGCAGCCAATCTGGGCTACTGCGAACTCTTTCACTTCAAGTGCGCTGGCGACCGGACGTGTGACGCGTGGCTCGTCGGCGGTCCAATCAAGTAACATGCTGCCATGCCATACTTCAGACTGTTCCTCAAGCCGGGTGTAGACAAGCAGAACACCGAATACGGCGCAGAAGGCGGTTGGATCGACTCCGACTACATCCGTTTTAGGTACGGATTGCCGGAAAAGCTCGGTGGCTGGACGGAATTTAACGAAACTACGACGTATTTTGTCGGGATGCCCAGTGAGGTGTTCTCGTGGAACACGCTTTTGGGCACTCCTTGCATGGTTTTGGGCACCAACCGCAAGGTTTATGCCTACAAGGGCGGGGCTTGGGGCGATATCACCCCGATCAGGGCGACACAAGCCGGCGTTACGTTTGATACCGAGAGCGGTTCCACAACCGTAACGGTCAACGATGCGTCCCATGGGTGCATAACAGGGGATTTTGTCACGTTGTCGACCGTAACCGGCGACCCAGGCGGCATCCCGAACGCTAGTTTGACGGGGGAGTTTGAGATCCAGGAGGTACTCAACGCAAACGAGTACACAATCCTCTCGCCCGTTGCCGCGTCTTCGACGGCGACCGCCGCTGGAACTGCGAATGCGGCCTATCAGATCAACATAGGCGGCACGATTAACTACTTTGACTTTGGTTGGGGCGTCGGACCGTGGGGCGCGAGCACATGGGGCACTCCTAGAACCAGTGGATCGGGCGTTGCTCTCTTTTCTCGAGTCTGGCAGTTCGATAACTTCGGCCAAAAACTCATACTGCAGCTCATTGACGGGGCTATCTACGAATGGGATCCCGACTCTGGGGTTTCTACGCGTGCCACGGCGATTTCGGGGGCACCGACCAAGAGCAAGTACGCTCTGGTGTCGACTCCCGATCGCCATCTTGTCTGCTTTGGAACGGAAGGCACTATCGGAACTCCTGCAACACAAGATCCGATGTTTGTGCGGTTCTCGAACCAAGAGGACATCAATTCGTTCGAGGCCTCCGCGACTAATACTGCCGGTGGACAACGGCTCACGGACGGTAATGAGATCATCTCTGCGCTGCGTTCGCGTGGTCAGATCCTGATCTGGACGGACACATCGCTGCACGGTATGCAGTATCTCGGTCCGCCGTATACGTTCGGCTTCCAGCAGTTGGGCGCGAACTGCGGCTTGATCGGCCCTCATGCCTCTGCCGACGTAAACGGTGTGGCTTACTGGATGAGCAAGGACGCGTTCTTCGTGTTCGACGGTACCGTTAAAAAGCTTGCGTGCACCGTGCAGGATTATGTCTTTAAGGACATCAACCTCATTCAGAACACCAAAGTGCATGTCGGCATCAATACCCAGTTCAACGAGGTCACTTGGTGGTACTGCACGCACAACAGTGACTACATTGATCGCTTTGTGACCTATAACTACCTCGAAAACGTTTGGTCCGTGGGCACTATGGCTCGCACGTCGTGGCTTGATCTGGGCACATTTGATAAGCCCCTTGCAACTACGTACGATCCAAATGGAAACGAAGCGACGATCACGACGATCAACGGCCTCACGGCCGGCCGTGCCCGTCTTTTCAATCAAGAAGACGGAAAGAACGGAGACGGCTCCGCAATCACTTCGTACGTCAAGTCCGGATATTTCGATATTGGCGACGGCGACAACATGCTTTACATGCGCCGATTTATCCCAGACTTCAAGAACCAGGAGGGCAATCTCACCGTGCACTTGCTCCTCCGACCCTACCCGCAGGCCTCTGCGGTTCCGAGCTCATTGGATCCTTACGTGATCACTCCTACGACGGATAAAGTCGACACTCGGGCAAGAGGCCGTCAGATCAGCCTGCGGATCGAAAGTAATGAGCTGAGTACAAACTGGCGCTTTGGCACGATGCGAATTGACGCACAGCCAGACGGCTTACGATGAGTAAGATCACTAACGTACGTCTGCCGAATGCTGCTCCTGCGCAATACAGCGCGGAGTCTTTCGACCAGCTCGTGCGTTCGCTTGAACAGGTCATTTTTCAGCTTAATAACACCTACTCGCCAGCCGTTACCGAAGACAAAGATTCAGCCTATGCCTGGTATGGCGATGGTGGAGGATTTACAGACATGAGCGGAACACCGGTCCCTGTTTCACTTGGTGGAACGAACCTAGACGCCTTTGGTCGGTTGCGTGTCAGTCAGCCATACACTCTTTTTGACTCACAGCAGCGGTTCGCGTCGGATAACCAGTTCGACACAAGCACCGTGAACGGTGCTTCAACGTCGTACCTAACCAATGAGTCTGCTCTTCTGATGTCGGTAGATAGCACCACCGACTCAGAGGTGGTACGGCAGTCGTTTCGTTCCATGTCCTATCAGCCAGGCAAAGGACTGCTGGTACTTGCCACGTTTGCCATGAACACGCCGACGGCGAATATTCGTCAGAGAGTCGGTTACTTTAACACCCAGAATGGTGTGTTTTTCCAAGTTGACGGCACTACAAAGTCGATGGTGTTGCGATCTAGTTCCATCCCGACGCCAGGCACGCCGAGCGATGCTCGTACGATTACCCAGGCTAACTGGAATGGCGATAAGTTAGACGGCACTGGCCCTTCCGGTATCACGCTTGACGTGTCCAAAACACAGATTTTCTGGTGCGACTTTGAGTGGCTCGGGGTTGGTTCTGTCCGCACAGGATTCATAATCAACGGCCAATACATCGTCTGCCATACATTCGATAACGCTAACGACAAGACGACGACCTACATGACCACCGCCATCCTGCCGGTGCGTTATGAGCTCAAGAACCTGTCTAACGTCACAACGGCGAGCATGAAGCAGATCTGCTCAAGCGTTATGTCGGAAGGCGGATACGAGCAATATTCACCAAGTCATTTGGCGCGTCGCACAACCAAGTTATCAAACATTCAACTGACCTTTAAGCCCATTGTCTCTATTCGTCTGGCCTCAACCGCGCTGGGAGCCGTTGTGGTACCGGGCCGTATGCAGGTGCTGCCTATTGCAAGCCAGTCTTACGAAGTGGCGCTCTTTTTCAACAGCACCTTGACTGGGGCCTCGTGGGCGGCTGTTGACACGG